GGTTCCGAGTGCGATTTTTCTGTACGAGTTTCCTCTAAAACCTTTATAGAAACCCACTTAAAACAAATCTTGCGTAACTTTTAAGACCCAATGAAATATCCATCTTTAGTAACAAAGAAAATCAGCGAGCTTTCACCAGCAAAATACAATCCAAGAACCATCACTTCAGATGCGTTGGGAAGGCTCACAAAATCTTTGAGCGAACTTGGAAATCTTCAGCCGATTACTTGGAACGCCAAAACTGGAAACATCGTTGGAGGCCATCAAAGGCTAAAGTGCTATTTGGCACTTGGAAAAGATGAGGTCGATGTGTGGGCGGTTTGGTTAGATGAAACGCAAGAGAAGGCGGCCAACCTTGCCCTTAACAAATTGAGTGGTGAATTTGATATGCCCCAACTCAAAGACATCCTAGAGGAACTGGATGCGGGGGAGATCGATATAGACATTACCGGGTTCAGCTTGGATGAGATTGGAAAGATGATGGAAGCAACTAGCCCAGAGGATGAGAAGGGTGGGGATGGTGAGAAATGCTTGGCGTGTGGGAAGCCCCTGTGAGAAATGATACGACAAAAAGAGCTATGCGAGAAGTGGGGGCTAGTGAAGAGCGAAATCTCAAAGCTAGTAAAAAGAGGTATGCCCCTTACAAGCGTGGCCGATGCAGAGCGTTGGAAAATAGCCAATCAAAAGAAGCCAAGCAGGGCGAGGCCGATCTTGTCGGCATCAACGAGCTTATCAGAGACATCAGAAAACTCGGATGCAGAGTCGATCAAATTGGAAAATCCGCTTGGACGATTACACCGAGCGAGGAGAGCCGAGGTAGTTGCCTACTCATTAGTTCAGAGGGCAACCAACGAAAGAAACCCAGTCGCTATGAGGGCGGCAGTTCAAGGATGGGGCGAAGCAAAAAAGCGAGTCGCAGAAGCAGAAATGGAACACGCTCGATGGGAAGAGGTGAACAGAGTAACGATTAGGATGGACGAGGTGCGAGAAGTTTTCGGCAAATGGCTGGGAGCAATTAGAAACCTAATGGACGCTATGCCTTCGAGCTTGGCCGCACGAGCAAACCCTAGCGACCCAGAGTGTGCGAAGAGGGCTATCCAAGAGGGCATCGATCAAATCTTTGTGACTATTCAAAAAGCAGAAGGAGCGTTCAAATGAACGAGTGCTTCATTGTTTTGCTAGTAGCAATCGCAATCCTTGGCATAGTGCTTCCATTCTTTGACCGATGAAAACCACAAAGCCTACAAGAATAGCGTTGGCCTACTGCCCAAACTCTAGCCACTCTACGCTTTATGTTCCGAACAGCGGGCAACTCCCAAGCTTTGAAGAAGAATATGGATTTGCTATGTGCGTAGGATGTTGCTTCAAAGACTACCCAAAGACAAGGCAGGGCGTTGGAAGATACTGGATGGTTCACTTTCATCACGCAGTTGTAAGAGATAATGCAGACCCAGTCGCACTTCACAAAACCCTTATGCAGATACCAGAGTTTAGGGATTTATGTGCCCACGATGTTCCATTCTTCGATCAATGAAACGCTCTCCACTTAAACGCAAAACCCCACTCAAGCGAGGCGGGAAACTACGCCGAGTATCTGCAAAGAGAAAAGGCCAGAATGAAGTCTATAAAGATGTTCGAGAGAAGTTTCTAACCAACAATCCAGTCTGCCAAGTGTGCCGTTGCAAGATGGCGAGCCAAGTTCATCATAGGCGAGGAAGGTTTGGGGATAGGCTAAACGAGGTGGAGTTTTTCTTGGCAGTGTGCTTCGAGTGCCATCATCAAATCCATATGAACCCAGCTTGGGCGTATGCCAAAGATTATCTGGTTAAGAGATGAACCAGATTGATGAGGCCAAAAACTTCGCTCGTCTGTTGTTTGAGCCAAGGGAACAACTCTCAATCCCAGAATGGGCAGAGAAAAACCTAACCCTTTCAGCTAGGGTAACGAACATACCCGGAGCGTACTCGACAACGCTCACGCCCTATGTCCGTGAACCGCTAGAGGCTTTTGGCGATGATTCGATTCGGAGGGTGGTGCTGGTATGGGGGGCACAAACAAGCAAGACCACAACGATTCTAGCTGGCCTAGCGTACCGAGTGGCAGAGCGACCTTGCCCAGCATTGTGGGTGATGCCCTCGGAGCATTTGGCAAGATCATTTACAGAAACCCGCTGGCTTCCTATGGTGGACGATTGCCCAGCCCTTGCGAAAGAAAAGCCAGACAACACCGACAAAATAAAAATCCTAGAGCAACACTTCAAGCGATGCTCGGTATGGTGGGCTGGCACAAGCCCCTCGGCTCTTTCCAGTCGCTCGATTGCCTTGTTGTGTATGGATGAGGTGGACAAGTTCCCAGAGCAAGCGGGGTCGGGGCGAGAGGCGAACCCAGTTCAATTAGCAGAGGCACGAGTCAGCACATATCCCAATCATTTAATCATAGCAACCAGCACCCCAACAACCGCCGACTCAATCATTTGGAGTGAGTGGCAGAAGGGCGATATGCGTTTCTACTTTGTTCCTTGTCCTCATTGTGGACACAAGCAGAAGCTGGTCTGGGGGCAAGTAAAGTGGGACGAGTCAGCAAAGATTGAGGATGGGGTTTATGATTTTAAGCTGGTTAAATCCTCGACCTACTACGAGTGCGAGGAGTGCAAGGGAAAGATTACAGATGGACAGAAAACCAAGATGCTCCGAGAAGGCGAATGGAGGGCAACCAATCTGAAGGGCGAACCAGCCAGACGCTCCTATCATCTCAATGGCCTATATGCCCCTTGGGTATCCTTTGGAAGTTTGGCGGTGAAGTTTCTGCAAGATAAGCACAATGGAATCATAGGGCTACAAGACTTCGTGAACCGAGTTCTAGCCGAGCCTTGGATGGAACACGAATCAGAGAAGATGGAAATCGTGGCGGGCGACTACAAGATGGGTGAAGTTCGGATGGGTGAGAAGCTGATTATGGCTTGCGACATTCAAGAGGCGGGGGGCTTCCACGCTTGGTGCGTTGTGAGGGCTTGGGATTTAGAGGGACGCTCTAGGCTTGTGTGGGCAGGGCGGTTGGAAACTTGGGGCGACATTCAAGCCAAGGCCGAGGAGTTTGGCGTAGAGCATAAATGCGTTTTCTGCGATTCGGGCGATCAAACCAGAGATGTTTATTTGAATTGTTGTAAGAATGGCTGGATGGCCTTGGTTGGTTCAGATCGCACTAGCTTCTCAGAAATTGTAGATGATCGAAAGCTCCAACGCCCCTACGCTCGAATCGCCAACGGAGACCCATTCAGCGGTAAGGCAGTTCAATCTAAGACTGGGTGGAAGTGGAAGTTCTGCCCAGTTTGGCGGTGGTCGAATCCATCCATCAAAGACATCCTATCCAACCTATTGAAAGAACCCGGCTACATCGCCCTAGACACTCCCGATGTTTGGCGAGTGCATATTGAGGCAGAGGTAAAGGTCAGAGTGAAAAATCCTATGACTGGCAGGGAAAGGCTTGTCTGGAAGCAGATAGGGAAGAATAATCATTTGATGGATTGCGAGTGTATGGCAATCGTGGGTGCGGCCTTATATGGGCGATTGAAAGTCTCCCCTGCAAGTTTGACAGAAAGTGAGTTTGATAATGGCGAAGGGTGATTTCATTGGGCTACCCCTTGCTACCTTAACCTCCTTGCGTGAAAAGTATGTAACTTGTCTCGAGGCGATTGCGGTGGCGGGTTCAAGCTATTCGATAGCTGGTCGTTCGTTTTCAAGAGCGAATCTCGGTGAGGTGAGAGATACGATTGCGGAATTGACCCTAGCCATTCAGTCTGTTAATGGTACTCGTATCCGCACAACTTACACAAAGTTCTCGTGAAAAAAGCCCAACTCAATTTAATAGATAAAGCCGTTGCTTTTCTGAACCCGCAAGGGGCAGTTAATCGGATGATTGCACGACAAAAGCTCGTCAATTTCTCTTACGATGCAGTCAAATATACAAGGGAAAGAAAAGGGCCGAGTGCCCTTTCTGGTGCTGAAGATTATCATTCCAATTATGACCGAGTAGAATTGATGAAGAGGGCGAGGGATTTGGCAGAGAATGTTGGCCTCGTTCGCTCTATCCTAATGAAGTTCGCCAGCCACACCGCCGCAAATATCTCCTACCAAGCCCGAACCGAGAACCCCGAAGTCAATACAGAGGTCGAGGCATATTGGGCAGAGTGGTGGGATAAATGCGACTTAACCACAAGGCATACTGGCTCAACGCTTATGCAAGTGGCGATGATGAGTATGCTCCGGGATGGTGACTTCCTTTTCGTTTTGGTTCGAGATAAGGATGGCAACCTAAAGATTCAAGGCATTGAGGCAGATAGGTTGGGAGACCCATTCAAGGTTTATACAAGCCTAGATTTGATTGGTGGAATCCATATTGATCGGGATACTGGTGCTCCAAGTGCCTACGATATTTACAATAGAAGCATTGGCGATTTCTACACCTACCAGACAACCATCCCCTCAAGCCAAGCCTTCCACCTATTCGACCCGCTACGCATCGACCAGTACCGAGGAATCTCTGCTTTCCATACCGCAATCAATGATTGCACAGACATCTACGACATTATCAACTTTGAGAAGATGGCCGCTAAAAATGCAAGCTCGCAAGCTGGCATCGTGAAGAGGAATAACAACAATGCCTCTGATCTCTCAAGTCTCACAAACGATGAAGACCTCAATGGCAACACGATCAAACTAGAAGCGATTGAGTCTGGCAAAATCTCCTACCTAGAGCCGGGTGAGGATATCGTGTTCCCAGATGGGCCGAGCCGACCCTCTGGTGCTTTCGCCGAGTTCCACAAGATTCTTTTAAGGAACATTTGCCTTGGCCTTGGCATCCCCTACAGCTTCGCCGTAGACCCTTCCGCTATGTCTGGCCCGACTGCTCGCCTTGAGATGCAACAAGCAGGGCGAACCTTCCGCAGATACCAGAAGCTCCTCGATGATAAAGTGCTTCGACCCATTAAGAACATCGTAATTGCCGATGGAGTCGCAAGGGGATTGATTGAGGATAATGTTGGGAGCAGAACGACTAGGGGCATTTTCAATTTTGGGGCTAATGTCTCCATAGATTTAGGGAGAGAGAGCCAAGCCAATTTAGCAGAATTTCGATCTGGCCTAATGACCGCTTCTAAAATTTATAGTGAGAGAGGACTCGACTTTGAAAGCTCTATGCGACAAAGGGCTATCGAGGCCAAGCTGATTAAGGACTTGGCAGAGGAATACCAAGTTTCAGCCGACACAATTTCCGACATCGCCGCAGAGGGATTGACCAGAGATTCACAACAAGCACAAGCAATCCCAACCGAAGGCGAGCAGACACCTGCTGGACAACCTTCAGACGAGGATATGCTTGGTGGTGCTTCGCTCAATGGGGCACAAGTCGCTTCGCTCATCAATGTTATCAATGCCGTGGCTATGGGTGCAGTTTCCAAGGAGGGTGCGGTATCGATTATCACCGCCGCCTTCCCGACCATCAGCCCAGACCAAGCAAGGGCAATCATCGCTGGGGTCAATGTTGGCACAACTATTCCTACGACCAAGGAAGAGAAACAGCAGATTGCAAAAGACCAAGAGGGGGATTCTTCGGGAGGCTCAACACCCCCAGCCCCAGAACCTACTACGCCCCCGACCGCCCCCGCTGGCACTTCTCAAAAAAAAAGTAGTTTAGAGATTCTGGAAAGCCTAGACCCCGCATCTATCAAGATGCTGATTGAGGGAATGATGGGCGGGATTGAGTTGGCAAAATACGATGGGATTGATTTTACCCCACCACAAGGGGCTAGGGATGCCGCTAAAAGAGCTTTGGATGTGCGGGAAGGCAAACCATCTAGCCAACGAGGAATGACCCCAGTAGGCATAGCCAGAGCTAGGGATTTAATGAATGGGGTGAAGATGTCTCCCGACACTATCCGAAGAATGAAAGCCTTTTTCGATAGGCACGAAGTCGATAAGAAAGGAAGCACTTGGGACGAGCAGGGCAAGGGCTGGCAAGCGTGGAATGGCTGGGGTGGCGATGCTGGCTATGCTTGGGCAAGGAAAGTAGTCGGGCAGATGGAAGCTAGGGATAACAAAGAACTAGCCCGACCAGTCTCTCAAACTCCTGCTCCTCCTAAAGAGAGAATCAAAGGCTCGAAGGAGAACCCAGAAGGCACAGCATCTACAAGAAGCAAAGCTGGTGACATTGAGATTTCAGCCGAGAACGAGGAGGCATTGAAGAACAAGATTGCCGAGTTCAAAGACAAGCACCCCTCAAGGAAAGCCCCTACCCTTGGAGCATTAAAGAAAGTGTTTCGCAGGGGAGCGGGTGCGTTCTCGACTAGCTTTAGGCCAACGATTACCGGGGGAAAGCCTAACTCTAGGAACGCTTGGGCGATGGCTAGGGTGAACAAGTTTCTCAAGATGGCTGGTGGGGGTGAGGTCAAAGAAAGCTATCGCAAGGCAGACGGCGATTTGCTAGAGGAAAAATCTGATTGTGAAACAAGAAAAACCGAGTTTGTTGCTGGCAGGGATTGCGGGCAAGATGATGGTGGTACTTTCGGGCCAGATAATGTGTGTGCGGTTGGCTACGGGAGACCCCCACTGAAGGGAGGCTACACGCCAACTCGACCCGGTGGAAAGTTCCCCAAGGGCTATAAAAGGCCAACACCGCAAGTTGGTAAGGGAAAGAAACCACTTCCCCCAAAGCCACCAGCACCCAAACCACCAGCACCAAAACCGCCGTTGCCGCCCCCACCCCCGCCCCCCCCTGCTGGAACAAAAAAGCCAACACAAGAAAAGCCAGCGATAAAATCCAAATTCCCAAATGCAACCAAAGCATACGACAGCAAGGAGAAGGCATCGCTAGAACCAGTTATTAAAGAAAATCAAAAACAGCTTCAAGCTGTTAGGGACAAGATAATCAAGGAAAGCTCTGCCGCACAGAAAGATGTGGAGTCCCAAGAAAACAAATATCAAGAAACAAAGAAGAACCTATCAGAAACACAACAAAAATTTTCAGAACTGGCAAAACGCCAAGACGAAGTTGCGGCAACAGACCCCAAAAAATATGAGGAATACAAAGCACAGATTGAAAGGGATTATGGCAAATTACAATCCTTAAGGGAAGAACTCAGGGCACAGAAACAAATCGTCGAGAATAGCAGGGCAAAAGTTAGAGAAATTGGTCTGAAGGCGATTCGTGAGGATATGCTAGAGATAAACAAGCAAGACGGTTTCTCCTCTCAGCAATTAAGTAAGGCCACAGAAGAATTAAAGCAAAAACAGCAAACAGCAATAGCAACAGACAAGAAATCAATAAGGGACAGCAAGGATGATAATGCGGTGCGGCAGAGGGAAAAGGCACAAGATGCCTTAAGATCAATCTTCAACCCCAACACGCATACCGACTCACTATCAAAACCAATAACATATTCTGGAACAAGCAGGGAATACTCAGTTGGGCGAACACTAGAATTTGTTGATGGCACAAGAGGTGCAAACTTAACTGGGATAGTAATAAATAAACAAACAACCTTAAGCACAATACTTCACGAATATGGGCATCAGGTTGAAAATGGAAGCCCAGAGGCACACGATTTGTGTGCTGACTTCCTTAAGAAGAGAACAAGCGGAGAAAAGGTTGAGAGGTATCAAAAGATATTTAGGGGGTATGGGTATGGGAAAAATGAAGAGGGGTCGCCTGACGATTTTGAAAAAACTTTCAAGGCGGTAGTCCCAGATGCAAATACCAAAAATAAAGCCTATTATGCTGGGAAAAGATACAAAGAGACACCATTCGGGGCAAGTTCAAAGTCTTTAGCCTCCACCGAGGTTTATTCGATGGGGCTAGAATTACTGCACGAAAACCCAGTTGCGTTTGCTCAAGCTGACCCAGAGTGGTTTGATCTTGTGTCTGGGATTGCAACTGGTAGACTACTGAAGAAAACAAGAGGACTTAAATAAGGCACAATATGATTAAAATTATAGCTTCTTTGCTGGGTGAAAACATCTCAATAACTATTGATGATGGGGATATTTCAATAGATACAAAAAACAAGATTATTTTAGAGCTAATAGAATCCATATATTCTGACCTATTGGCATCATACAGTCCCGCAGATGGCTCTCTGGGGGGCAATCTGGCACAAGAATTGTCTAAAATGGGTGCGAAAATTATGGAAGTCACCGAGCCTTCTATGGACGAAAACCTAGTTTATTAAATGCTTTTGACATATAGGAAGCCTTATGCCCCTGCCCATTCCTTCCGCTGACGAATCAGAGCAAGACTTTGTTTCCCGCTTTATGGGAGACGAGCAAGCCATCAGCGACTTTCCAGAAGAACAACAAAGGGCGGCAGTTGCCTATTCAACCTATCGGGATGAGGAACTAGAGGAAATGGAGCTAGGTGGAGTTTCAATTTTAGAGGTTGGTGAAGCAAAGGGTCACGATCTTTTCGTGGATAAAGTTAGCTTGCAGACCGCCCTAAATCTTATGAGCAAGGCAAAGAATGGGGTGAAGGTAAAGATGAACCACGGAAGCGGATTAGACGCAGTAGTGGGCTTTGCCCGAAACCCCCGCATCGAAGGGGATAGACTTGTTGCTGACCTCCGCTTGCTTCGCAACTCGCCCCACTACGGATTGATTAAAGAGATGGCCTCCGAAGCCCCCGACCAGTTTGGCGTTTCCCTAGCCTTTGTTAATGAGTCCGAGACCATCAACGGTAAGGATTACATTCGACCCCAGAGCATCGCCTCTGCTGATTTAGTTTCCAGCCCAGCCGCCACGAATGGATTATTCGAGGAGATGGTGAAGTTTATGGAAAAACTCGGTTATGTGCAGGGAGGCAAGACAATCCCGGCAGTAGCCAAAGAAACCGTGGAGGAAGCTCCACTTGACAAAAAGGACAAATCAAATATGGAAAACACAGATTATAAAAAAGATATGGACGAAGTAAAAGTTCGTCTCGCCGCCTTGGAAGAGGCGATTAAACCCAAAGAAGAAGTCAAGAAAGAGGAGATGAAGTCCGAGGAAGCTCCTAAGATCGTCATCGAAAAAGAGGACGAGGAAGAGGACAACACCGAGGAGATGAGTGCGGTTGTGAAGAAAGTTCTCACCGAGTTCGGCATTAAGCCCATCCCTGCCTCCCCTTCAATCGAAGTTCCTTCCGAGAAAAAGGAAGAACCCAAAACTTTTGAAGCACTCGTGGCCGCCCATAGCGACTACGGAACATCGAAGCTCAAGGCGATGAAAGCCGTGATGCTGTCCAACCCCAAGGAGTACTCTGAGGCATTGTCTCGGGGAATCTCTAAACTCTAAACAAAGGATAATACTAAAATGGCAACAAATATTGACGGTGGTGCAGTCCGCACCTTTAACTTCGCTTCGGCGATTTCGGCTTACCGATTCGTTCAAATCGGCACAGATGGATTGGCAGTAGCGGCAGTCTCCGGCACGGCTCGTGCAGTTGGCTCTACTATTTCCGATGTAGCGGCTGGTGACAACGGAGCAGTTAAGCTGTTCTACCCAACCTTTTTTGCAACTTGTGATACGGCGATTGCGGCTGGCGGCCTTGTGGCTACCAGCACGGCTGGCCTTGTGACAACTGCGGCGGCCAATGTTGGCATCGTCGGGGTTGCTCTTGAAGGTGGTGCGGCTGATGCAGTAATCGAAGTCGCAGTTCCTTTAACCCAGTAATTTAACCAACCAAGAAAGAATATAAAAAATGAGTTACATTAGCGGCGGTTCAACCATTCGGGCAGACCTAAACCAAGCCCTCATTGAAGCCCCTCAAGCCGATGTCGGTTTGATCGGAGCACAACTCCTTCCTTTGCAGAATGTCGAAGCAAAGGCTGGAACATACCTCAAAGTTCAGTTGGCTGGTGCAGAGTTGCTGACCAACAATGCAACGGCTCGTGATGCTGGTTCGGGATACAGCCGAGGAATTAGGTCATTCAGCCAAGCAAATTATAGCACGGACGAATACGGCCTTGAGGAGTTACTTGATGATAGTAGCGTTGCAGACTTGTCTCGTTTCTTCTCCTACGAGAGCGAAACTGCCAAGTTCTTGCTCCGTCAGTTGAAGCTCTCCCACGAGAAGCGGGTTTCCGATCTTCTCTGGAATGCAACGACTCCCTTCACCATCGCTGACCAGACTCGTGCGGTTGCTTACACGCAGGGGAATGTGACAACAATTGATGTTGCTCGTGATGTGGCGGCGGCCAAATTGGCTCTTAACCAGTATGGTTACGAGCCGAATTGCGTTGCGATGTCTGCCAATGTGTTTGAGTTGATTCGTCGCTCTACCCTCCTACAGAATCAGTTCTTCGGAGTTATCTCCAATACTGGTGCTCGGTTGTTGAGCGAGTCCGAAATTGCGGCGGCTCTGGGAGTTCAGAACCTCCTCGTTGGCCGTGCGGCAATCAACTCTGCCGGCAAGAACAAAGCCTACTCTGGTTCGTTCGTTGTTCCAGACACCAAGATCGTTGTGGGTCAGATTGCTGGTGGCGAGTTCACCGCTGGTGGTATCGGACGCACCTTGGTCTGGTCGGGTGACTCGGCTGGTGGTTTCGTCTCTGAAAGCTATCGTGACGAAGCTCGCCGTAGCCAAGTGTTGCGTGTGCGTATGAACACCGATGAGGTCGTAATTGACCCCAATGCGGCGGTTCGTATCACCACCAACTTCGCCTAAAGATTGTTGGTTGTTTCCTCTGAAGAAGGGGGAGTGGGTGAATAACCTGCTCCCCCTTTTTCTTTTAATTGACATCCTCTAGCAGATAGAAATCCTAGTCTAAATGAAATATCCTATTTCCCTTTACTTAATCGCTGGAAATGAAGAAGCCCACATTAAGCGAGTCATTGAATCTTTTAAGCCCATCGCAGAAGAAATTATTGTTTGTATGGCTAGGGGGTCAGCTACGCCAGACAAGACAGAGGAGATCGCCCTTTCGCTTGGGGCTAAAGTCATCCATTATAAGAATAAGAAAACTGATTGGCCTCACATAGACGATTTTGCTTCTGCTAGAAACACAGCCCTAGATGCTTGTAAGAACGAGTGGTCTATTTGGGTAGATGCCGATGACATAATGGCAGAGGGCGGGGAAAAGGTTTTAGAGGAGGGATTGGAACAAGCTGAAAAAGTAGGGGCTGAAATTGTTTGCTTTCGTTATCTAGTTGAGAATGCCGGGTTGAATCCTATTCGAGAGATGGCCTTGCGTAAGGGGTGCGGTAGGTGGAGGAACAGAGTTCACGAAGCCCTTGAGCCAAACGATAGGAACAAGTTATTAGCCATTGATAAAGTGTTTAGGATTCACCGCCCAATTACAAGCAAGGCAGATTCAGCAGATAGAAACCATCGCATCCTAGCAGATGAGCTAACCTCTACCCCATTCAATCTTTACTATCAGCACCAAGAGTTTTTCTTGAGGGGTCAAGTGGATAAAGCGATTGAGGTAGGGGAAAGAGCCTTGGCATTCCCAGACCTAGACGAGACTCTCAAATATGAGCTTCTATGCAACCTTGGCAGATGCTCACCCAACGAGAAACGATTTAGATATTTGGGGGAAGCGATTGGGGTTAATCCTATCCGCAGAGAGGCTTATTTTTATTTGATGGCAGAGTATTCCGCAAGGGGAGACTGGGCAAAGGCTTGGCATTCTGGCAGGGCTTGTATGGCTATGCCCAAGCCGAATCTTCACTACTGGAATCAAGTTCACGCTGTCTACGATTGGCAAGCCCTCGATGGATACCGAATGGCCTCTATCTGCTACGGCCAAAAAGAGGAAGTAGCCAAGCTGGTAAATATGTATCCCAAGCCCAAGATAAGCATTGTCCACGCCACAAGGGGAAGGCCACAGCTTGCCTTCCAGCGTAAGATGCAGTGGCTGGCTTTAGCCAAAGAACCCCTAGCGGTTGAGTGGTTGTTTATGGTCGATCACGATGAGGCGGTCGATTACACCCCGCACGAAGGCAAAAGGGTTAATCCGGGTGGAATTATC